TTACGCTTCCCTGAGCACGACTGTCACCGTATTTTGTCTGCCTGTCTGATGGCCGAAGAACCTCAGTCTCATTGAATACAAAATTGTCGTCTTCCATCACAAAGTAGAGTATGTGCCTGCTAGTACGATTGAAATTATTCGAACAGTTAACCCCGAACGACTCGTACCACTTAATCCAAGCGCGCATAGTCAACCCGCATTCACGCGCGTTCATAACGAAATCAGCCGCATACTCATCGTTAATCATCAACCACAAACTGCCATCATCCGTTAGGCAGTCGCAACATAGACGAGTCCAATCTAGACACCATTGGCAAAACTGCTCATCGCTCATGTCGTCGTCGTGGTGGTCGCCATACTGCACGCCGATGTTGTATGGTGGATCGGCAAAGATTAACCGAGCTCGCTGGTCACTCATGGCGATAGATTGCAGGCCCGCCATTACATCAAGCTCTAACAACGTCCAAAGCGGCTCGGCGGATTTCAACGCTCGCTGCTTTACAGCGACGGCTTTTTCGTCGAGCTCATTGCGTTTCTCATCTCGACGCATTTCCGTTTTTGCTTGCGGAATGGTGATCGCGCCGGCTTTGACCTTTTCGTGCAGGTCTGGGCGTGACTTCTCTACGGCCCTAGCACTAGATATATATGTTCTGTTCGTGTTGTTTGCTTCAGCTAAAACAGCATCGAGTCGGTTTGAGTTGTCCTGTAAATTCGCGTCAATTTTTTGACTTGAATTTCCCTTTTTAGGCCTACCTGCATTCGGCCTTTTTGCTTTTTCTTCCTTTAGTTTTTTTAGTTCGTCACTTACCTGCTTTTCGTACTCAACGTAGCAAGCCGCTCCTTGGCTAGATGTTAAGTGCCGTCTCTTTCTGTTCACTGACCAAACATAGGTGAGTGCATCAAGCCTAGTCCCGCTGAACATCCGAACCTTTGGCTCAACACCAGCGAACTTACAAGCCAACCAACGATTGCGACCGTCGAGAACCATATCCTCGACAAGAACGCTAGGCTCATGCTGTCCATTTGTCCTGATGTCGTCGGCTAACTCGTGGAGCTCGTCATCTGGCAGCATTGGAAATATGCATGCGGCTGGATGCCACTTCATGGCTGTAGCTACTGCATCCATACGGACGCCTCCGGCTAATAGAATCCTGTGCCGATTCCAAGCCGACCACTAGACTGTGGCGGGTAAGAAATCGTGCTTTAGTTAAGGCAGTCGCTCGCTTCTCACGGCTTGCGTCTGCCACTGTTCATATTTGTATCGACCGTTGATACAATATGCAATAGGGATGATTGAGAATTTGCAAATTATTTTTGCGTTGGTCGGCCTGGACCGCGTTTTTCCTTGCGAAACCTATCACATTCCGATTTTTCGATAACAACCGCAGGACCGAACTTTGACGCAGAAATAAGTTCGCGATTAATGTACTGTCGGATAGTGTGGACGGAGTAACCTAGATAGCTAGCAGCTTCTTCGACCGTAAAGGCGACCCCATCTTTTGTTTGAATTGGCATTATCATAGTTCCAAATTGTAGCTACGCCTGATACAAATATCAATACAGAGAAACCGCATCGGGTGAGAACTGATCAAAGCACGCTGACCAATACCGACGCGGTTTCTCGTTTATTTCCCGTCATTGCCCCGTCTCGCGATGGTGGCCACCTGCCATGTAAGCATTTAAAGGACCAAAGAAAAATGGAATCTGAACCTAATGAGCCAACCCGACTTGAGCCTGGAATGATTATTCACCTAGATCCCGGCGAAACGTTTTCGTCGTGTCTTCCCCGATCAAGTGCAGTTGAATTGGTGTGTCCAAATTGCGGAACACTCGTGAGTTCAAAAGCTCCTGAGCAGCCGGAAGGTTGATAACAATACTTTCTCCGTTGCACAGCTTGACGGTTGCGCCAGCAAAGTTGGATATCGGAATCCCGCCCTTCTCGATATTGGGATTGATGATCAACGCAACGTGATCGATGTCATCCACCCTACTTAATAGGTCTTTTGTAAATTGGTGCAACATCAAACCTTTCCTTAATGAACCCTCGTCTTTTGTCTAACGGAGAGGACACCTTTGCAGTCTCACAACCATCACAATCGGAGCAAACACAACCCCCAGAAATGAATGTTTCAAGACGTTTTGGCGTGTTTTATGACGCCACATAAACACCATGCTAGGAATGGATGCCACTAATTTAACTGAGGTATCCACTATGAGACTTACTGACTTCTTCGAGACCAACTATCGCGTTAAAAAACTTCGTGGGAAATCACCGCACACGTTGCGGTTATATCGATTTTCCATAAGACACCTAGGAAAAGTGCTATGCAAAGACCCAGAACTATCAGACCTTAACGACGAAAACGTAGCACTAGTCATGCAGTCAATCATCGACCGTGGTTGCTCTCCTTACACTGCAAATAAAGAACGATCCCAATTACTCGCGATCTGGCGTTATGCCGCACAGATTGGTGAGTTGTCGCGATGGCCAACAGTCATGGCAGAAAACGAACCAGAGCGAATACCGATAGCATGGACAATAGAGGATGTCCAACAACTATTCGCATCAGTGCGAGCGATGCAAAGCACTATTGGCGATGTTCAGGCGGCAGTCTGGTGGGAGGCGATTGTGATGGTTTGCCTCGACACTGGTGAGCGAATCGGAGCTGTCGCGCAGGCAGAATGGAACTGGCTGGAACGCAGTTGGCTGTTGGTGCCAGCGGAGGCGAGAAAGGGACGCAAGCGGGATCGCCGCTACTTGCTGTCTAGTGAAACTCTGGCGTTATTGTCTGAATTACGCAAGCAATCACCAGAGAAAAAAGAGATGTTTGCCTGGCCATATTGCAGTACGTATTTGTGGGCCAAATACAGTGCACTGCTACGTAAGGCTGGCTTGCCGTCGGGTCCGAAGGATAAATTTCACAAGTTACGCAAGACAACGGCCAGCGTGGCATACGCCGCAGGACTGGATGCACAAGACTTGTTGGACCACCAAAATAAACGAACTACTCAAAAGTACTTAGATCCGCAATTCACAAGAGAAACTCAGGCTAGCCAAGTCATCGCCGACTGGCTGCGGAATCCGCCGAAGCCGGCCGACACTAAGAAACGCTTGGGTTAATACGGGTACTGCTCATTAAGCCTTGCTACGGCCTCGGTACGGCTGCAACTGCAGTGAGAAAGTAGGCACTTGACGGCTTGCGTGGCGTCTTTAGGAACCCACACCGGCGACTTGGGCCGTTGCTGCTTTAGCCGGTCAGCCGTATCGCCGACTCCGCGATCTGTGGGCAGTCGGAAGAATCGTAGCCATCCGATCAAGCGTTGTTTGCGTCGTATCGCTTCCTCGATTTTCTTGCGCCGCTGTTCTTTCCTTTCGTCGGGCTGTCGCTGCTGCTTGGGCCTGCGAACTTCCTGTTTTGGGTTTCGTCCTGACTGCCCTGGACCGCGACCTTGCTCCCACGCTTCAAAGTAGCTCTCTTTGGTTTGGCAGAGTTTATGCCAGCCGATTGGCTTGCTTACCTTATGTAGCTTGCAATAACCAGCTAATGGACATTCACAGTTAGTCATAGTTTCTGCACTCACGGTGGGCAGCATTCGATGCGAATCTTTACCACGGTTGCTGCCGGACAAAAGTCGGCACATTCGCCGCCAGCGTCGTTATATGTGGTGGTTGTCCACTCGACGAAAAACGGCGGATCGAAATCACTTATGTCTGGGCATTGGCAATCGTCTGGTGGATTGGGATACACATCTGTCACCCCGCAATCGCCTCCAGCCAATCCAGTTGAAAACCCTGACAAGTTCTGTAATACGTAACGAAAACATCCAGTCTCGTCCGAATAGAAGTCACACCAGAAATGCACTTCACGTCCATCGAAAAATCCAGTGGTGTAGCCTACCCAGAACGCATCGATCGGGTCGGTGTCCACTGGCGGTTCAGTAGGCGATAGGATGGCCGTCGTCAATAGTTCAGGACAGTCAACCGACGAAAGTGTCATGCACAAATTGCCGGTCCAAAACCACTTACCGTCACGCTCATCCCACGCCCAACCATCGCAACGAGCACAACATTTTCTAGAGCATACAGTGCAATTGCCGTTGAAGTACGCTGTTTCTTCTGCGTAAAAATCCTCATAGGCTATGTCTGTGGCTGATCCGTTTCCTAATCCGACTTTGTAGCCACCGGCAATTAAGCTCGGTGGGTCATCATGGACGACGATAAATCGCGTCGTTTTATTGATCAGTGTCGCACTGAATATTGAGGGGTCTAAGCACAGCGAAAACGATACCCACGGTGCTTCCATATCTTCGGCAACAATATCCTCTTCCCACGTATCTTGCTTTAGCACACCTCCTGATATGCTGCACAATTTAATCGTTATGCTCGGCGTTGCCGAATTGTATTCAAACTCTGCGTAATGGTAGTTAGAATCGTCAAGATAGTTAGCAACTAAGCGATACTTTGCACCGCTGATTATTCCTGCGGAACCAGGCGAAACGATTACATTCCACGACAATCTAGAATGGAATGCGTTGAGTATTATCAATGCTCCAGACGTACCAGACTCCGTAAGCTCGTTGGACGTGATTTGCCAGTCGCCTGATCGCTCGTCCCAACCGGTAACAGTCGTAGAGTCAGCTCGATTGAAATCGTCTGACCCAATAATGCATACAGGAGCACCGCAGCAGCATTTATTTTGCTTAGTACCCATGATGTTCCTATGGTGGACAGCACAGGCCGTCGAGCGCCCAGTGACAAGGCGTAAGTGTTCCTGCTGGATCGCCACTCTTTAGAGAGTATGCCACTCCACGAAACGCCCATCCCTCACGACCAATTAACGCGGCCGCCATTTCATCATTAGCTAAACACGTAGACCAATCAACAACGTCAACCGACGTATCGATTAACTCCGACTGGTCGCATGGTGCAACCACTACCGTACATGACATTACCATTTTGCCGTTGTATGGAGAACTACTACCGGCAACCGCCGCCGAGTCAACTTCAAAGAATATCTTGCCACTACCACTACCGCCGCCCGTCAAAATAAACGCACGCATTACATCAGTTTCAATGTCATCTTCGCCAACAGCAGAAAACATCGAGCCGCCTGGGATAACCGCGAAAGAGCCTATGTCAGGCTGCCACATATCGCCGCAGGTCACAGTCGAGCCATCGGTAAGCATTCGCACTAGAGGCCCGTCGTGTGCAATGCCATAGCCGCCTGCTTCGATGGGTGCAATACCGTTGAAAAGATATTTGCCAGCGTCGCCAGTGTCATCAACTGGCTTATCAACAGTGATATAGTTCTGCCCGCCCGCGTCAACCGCACCAGTAACTTGCAAGCAACCGAACGCTGGTATTTCTTCGCCAGTATCGTTACGAACGTAGATAGGTGCTTCTGCTGGACGGAACTTTTGCTGCCCGCGTCCAGGTCGTTCAATAACAAAACCAGACTCGCGTAGATACTTGACTGTCTCAAGCACTAGCCTAGCCGTTTCAACAGTGTAAGCACCAATCTGCACAGCGTTGTTAGCCTTTCACGCTGACAGTCATATACAGCTTCATTATTCGGCCAATCACCGCCGTCACGGTAGCCGCGTCAACAATGGCTATCGCAACCCGTATATCTAGCTCGTCGCCGTTTACTAGACCAGATGGCGTGATAGTGAATGACTTCGCCGCTGCTGTAAGGCTGTTGATTGTAGTGGCTCCGGTCGTTACTAAATCGGAACCGACTAGACCAGTCGAGTCATCTTTTTTGTAGGCCTGAAAATCAATCGTAGCGGTCGTATCGCTAACCGTTGTTTTCATGCCCGCATGTGCAGCAACGCTAATAGCTTCACCTGATACATAGTTGTCAGGCAACCGGAATAGGAATCTTGCGTATTGGGTCGTTGTCGCTGCTTTTGAATCGCTCGACTGCACAACGACGGCATCAGTACCGAACGTGCCGATAATCAGCCCAAGGTCATCTGATGCAGCTGCTGTCGGCAAGTCTGTTTGGAATGCATCATGCACTCGCAGCAATTCAAGCGGAATGTTTATTTTCTTAACGTCCGTCGCTAGCTTGCTGCGGTCAATGGCCGCTGCGGAGTTTATCTGCGAGTTAACAATTTCGTCGGCTGGAAGTATGACTTGTATGGCCATGTTAGGTTACCTTTTTAGTTGACTTTGCTTCCAAATGTCTGTATACTTTTACCTGAAGCACTTCTTGCTAAATATTGGAGTTACTTATGGTTCGGAATGACTTAACGGGCAAACGGTTTGGCAGGCTTTGGGTCGTTGGCTTTGATCGCATGCAAGGCAAAGGCTACAAGTGGACATGTAAGTGCGACTGCGGAAACATTAGGTCTATATTTAGCACATCGCTTGTGAAAAAAAGCGGAGGGACACGCAGTTGTGGCTGCTTTCGCAGGGAATTCATATCGCGTCGCAATGTCACGCACGGCAATAGTTTTCTCAACAAAATAACTCCAGAGTATCGTGCATGGAGCAGCATGAAGTGTCGTTGCGACAATCCGAACAACAAGCGATACAGCAAGTATGGTGGAAGGGGTATATCTTACTGCAAGCGATGGAAGAAGTTCGAAAACTTTCTTATTGACATGGGGGAGCGTCCAAGCAAAAATTGCTCTCTCGACCGCATAGACAACAATGGAAATTATTCTAAGTCTAATTGCAGATGGGCTACTGTCTTTGAGCAAAATGCCAATAGGCACTGCGTTACGCTGATAACAGCTTACGGGAAATCTATGACGGCTGGTGCTTGGGCGAGGATCGCTAGCTGCCACGGAACTACCATAGCCCGCAGGATTAAACGAGGGATTTCGCCAGAGGATGCAATTGGTCATATTAACCCCAGTGCATTGTAAGGCAATGATCCTAAAGTGGCAAACTCAAGCCAGTGGGCGTTGTTGGGGTCGGTTTCCTCTGTGCCATCAGCCTTAAGTAACACAGGCTTCGTGACTGGTGTTTTTGTTTTCTTATCCCACGCTATATGCGGGTCATCACCAGGATTATCGCGTACCAATACCCCCTCATGCCGAACACGCTTCCACCACGCCTTATCCGGTGTAGTTCTGAACGGTTCGCGAAACTGAATCGTTGCACGCACGTTCCAATACTTAATGACACCACCGACGAAAACAGCTTTCGCGTTGTCGTCCATTATCCGAGCTGTACCAGGCGGCCATCCAAGAAACGTATCGGAGTTTGTAGCTCTCCGATACGCTCGCAGCGCGTAGCGATTGACTGTCAGAAACGCTCGCTCGATTGTCACCGTATCATCGGTTATTCGTTCGGTTAGCCCTTCAATCGGTTCACCATTGACTGTTACAATCGGCTTGCCGTTCCAGTCTTCGTCGATAGCTTCGTCTGTAGTAGTTCCGCCCCATTCAATTGAGTTAGGCAAGTCAATTGGCGATGATCCAAGCTCTGACGGCCCAGCCTCGCCAGAGTAATTCACAGTGACGATTGCCATGATAGGTGACACTCGCTCAGGCGTCAGCGTCTTGCAGTCGATGGCAAATGTACCTGGATACAGGTCGCCAACTAGCGGCAAGCCTGATGAAGTGTAGACAACCTCTAGCGGGTCACTGGCAGCAAGCGTAACCGTAAACGCTCGTTGCATTGTCAGTATGCGTTGCCGACCGTCAGGGCTTTCAGCCGTTCCGTTCTGTCTCGACCACATTTCCAAAGCAGGCCCAGCAGCCATTAGCTCACCATCCTTACTTCAAGTTTAGCACTTGGCGATGATGTCAGCGGTAGCTTATCGCGTATTTGCTCCATTACCTTCAATTGCTTTTCTGCCGTTCTCTGCATCGGTCCACGCGTAAGCAAACGCGACTCGACGGCCTGCGTGCCTAGTTCTATGGTTGTATCTTTTTTGGCTTTTAGTTCGTCAATAGCAGCTTGCTCTTTGGCTATACGCTCCGCATCGGCTTTTGCTAACCCCTGCTTTTCCAGTGCAAACGCATGAGCAGCTTCAGCACCTTTTTCTAGTTCGATTCGCTGTTGCTCAATACGTTCAGTTTCTTTTCTAAGCAAATCGTCTAATCGTTCCTTCTCTCTTTTCTCTGCTTCAGCCGCTTGCTCTTTCGCTCGCTGTGCTTCCTTCTCCGCTTCTATTTGCTTGCGAAGCTCCTCGTTCATTCGCGTGCGTTCTGATAGGTCGTCTCGCAAAATGTTTTGCTGCGATTCCATTTGCGATACGGTAGCTTTCATAGCCGCCACTCGCTGCTTCTCCGATTCGATGAACGCCTTTTGAACAGGGTCCATTTGTAGCCACTGTCGCTCGTAGGCTTCGATTTCCTCGCGTGCCTTGGTTATTTCTTCGCTAGTGCTTGCGATCTGCTTACGCAGGTCGGAAAGCATTCGTTCCTTTTCACCACGAACGTCAATGCCTGGGTCTTGCAGTTGTGACCGCAAGTTCAAATCTTCTAACTGCTGAGTAAACGCACGCGAACGTGCATCTTGTAGTCGGCTAATAGATTCAACGCTGCCCTCGAGTGCTCGATTAAGTTGCTGCTCTAGTTGCTTCGTCTGGTATATTGCACTAGCTATGGCCGTCGTTACTTGGTAGGTAATGACGCCAGCAACGCCGATTAGACCAGCCTTAAACGCTAATGTGCCAGCCGTTCCGAGTCTCGATACTTCTGCAAACTGCGAAGTCTTTTCGGTCAGGCCAGCAAGCTGTGAAGCGTAGCTACCTAGCTGGGTGCCACCAAGAGTTGTGGCTAGACTACCGAAGAACTCAGTGCCAGCCTTAGCTTTTTGCCCAGTCTCTTTTACGGCCTTGATATTCCGCTCAGCGTTAGCCGCTGCTACCGCAAATTTCTTTGACGCTAAGTCCTCAGCATCAATGATAATTTTAGCGGCTTCGGTAGTCATGACTTGCTGTCTCGTTCGTACTTGATTTGATCTTCGTCGCGTTGCAGTATTCCGACCGCCTGGATAAACCAAGCTGATTGGTCGAGTACGCCACCGGCAACAGGGGGTAAGCCTTTTGCGAATAAGTCGCCTAGTCGCACTACCTGTGCCACATCGCGGCAATAAGCATTCGGACAACCGACCACATCAACGCTACCATCGTCGCAGTGCTCGCAACCTTCACCGCCACAACTAGGACACTCTATCGCTATCGGTTCTTGCTCTGTCCCAAGGCTTCTGCATTTACCATCGGTACACGAACGGCATAGTTCACCCTGCCGTATCAGGGCCGCTACTCTCAGCTTTTTTTTTCATCGTCGGAAACATAGGACGCGTGCAACACCTTGCGTAATAACTCACGGGCTTCGTTGTGCGACAGGAAGTCTTGAAAGTCGCAAGGATACTTGTACTCTCCCATATTCTTCCAGTCTGCAACATACTTCTTCAGTAGCTCGCATGTGGCTGCGAATATCTCTTCGGTGGTCTCATGTGCTATGGCCGCGTTTAGCTCGTCGCCCAATCGCTGCTGGTCCCGCATTGAAAGAGCCACAACGTAAAACGTCGGACGCGTCGCCGCTGGCTTATCGGCGTCTATATCGAGAACTACTGGGAATCGTTGATTCGGTTCAAGTGAAGCTGGCATTAGCTCGCTGCGGTAAATGTTATAGTTAACTCTTGGTCGTGTGTGGCACCGTTTTTATTGCACTGAAACTCAATGGTATCCGTGACCATACGGCCACGGTCGGCTTCCTGGCTGTTGATAATCTGAGCTTTGGGTGCATTAAATTCAATCTGGCTGTTTGTCGGTCCGCCAACGTCTAATTCTAAGGCGTATTCAGTCGATGCCAACCATGCTGCCCAGCGGTCTTGCGTTGCAACTGTAACCGCTTCAGGGTCAACCGATATTGTCGGTACGCGGTTTGTCACAATGGCCGAAATGTAACCTGCTTCCGTTGTTGGGCATTCCCGCATGACAACTTCATTGTTGGCGTTGATAGTCGCAGTGCTGGCGCAAAGGTTGACGTCGTTCCACTCAGCCAAGCCACCAGCGAATCGCAAAGGTTTCGCTGTCGGATAAGTCGGGGCGATTAACGCTACGTCGGTGTATGCCTGCAGCACACCAGTGAACGTCCAGTCAATGTAACCAGGCTTACCAGTCGGCAAAGTAACCACGAACGTCCCCATTGCACCAGCAATGCTCTTGAATACACCGTCAACGTAGCAGCCAATAGTCAACGTCTTGACGTTGCTTCCTGGTGCTTCACTGATAGGCGAGTAGACTTGTCCAGACTTCACCCAGCCGCAAGCAGGCAGAAACGTATCGGCCCACGATGGCTCCGTTGCTGTGCCGTCCCATTCAAGCATGGTCTGAAACGTCGCAACGCCTATATGCCCCTCTGTGACGCTAGGCAGCATCCCAAAGCCGCCTTGGCCTTCGCGTTGCACCATCGCAACTGTTGCTTGTATCATCGGGTTATAGACGTTGAATGCACCATCGGCACCAGCCAACGCGATAGGCGTACCAACGGTTGTCTCAATCTTCGCGGCCAATACTCGTTTGCGTTTTAATAGCGGCATGTTATATGGCCCCTGATTGTTTCAATAGTAGGAATCTGATTCGTTTATCTACGTTCTTTTTCAGTTCCGCTTCGGTTTGCTCTGCCGTTGGCTTTATCATTTTTCCGACTACGAACACGCCCCAAGCTGATGGGCCTTTTATGTTTCTTAGCGGACCACGCTTGCTTGTCTTTCTTTTATAAGCTCGTCCACCCCATCGTCCAACTTCGAAAGAACCTTTCGCGACTTTTCTCGGACCTCCACGCATCACCTTGTAAGAAACGCCTTCATCCGTTTGCTGCGTACCGTTAAAGCTGACGATATTGAAGCGTTTGTCGTTACTCACTTCGACTGTTGAAGAAATGTCGTCAGTTGACGCACCCCTGGTTATCTTTACACCGCGTTTTGCTATCTTCTGCTTTAGGTTAAGCTTTGCAGACAGTTGCTTCGCTATTCCTGATTGTGTTTTTTTTGCTGTCTGATTGACGGCTATCACCAACTCTTTGCGTAAGTTTCTTCCCATTCCCTCAATCGCTGCCTTCATGCGTGCTATCTGCGAATTGTCAATCTTGACTATCACGCTCGCACCTCAAATGGATTGCCTTCAGTGACTCGATACGTCACTAACAAAGGTATATTCACACCGTCGTAACTTCCGTCTGAGTCAATGTTTTCGTGCGATTGCCATTCAGCATTGATCGACAAATCGCCCATCGTATGCCATTGTGTTGCGTCCTCGATCATGTCTTCGTCACAAATCACTCGCACAACCTCAGCCGCCATGACGTTAACATACTCTTCGACCGGAGTTGGATCGTTTTCACTCGGCATCACATAGCAGCGAATGTTGAAAACAACCGTATACGCCAATGCAGGCGGATTACCAGGGCAGTCTAATTCTTCTAGCCGATCTGGCGATTGTTGCGTTAGCACTATTCGCAAATGGTCAGGCGTACCAGCATCGTTGCGCAACGGTCGCTCAGCACCACTCGCTAAAAACTGGTCTGAGTAACCAGCCGTCAATAGCCGCAAGCGTTGCAATATCGCATCTGCTATACGCTCACTAACTGGTCTGGCTTCTGTTACCGGCATTCAAGCACTAGCATTCCGTGGTCTTGGATCAACAGTTGCGTAATTGTTCGCCGCACAGCGGTCTTGCCGTCACGCGGCGGTAGTTCAATCTGATCGCCGCCTAAATCAAGCTCTGCCGATGTGATGCCTAACACTGAGTCATTAGCTACATGCACCTGCCAGACTGGCGATACAGTATCACCATCCAGCGATGCAATCTGCTCGCGTATGACTACAGCGTTAATTACTCTAGCCGCTGGTTCTGTCTCACCAAATTGTTGCCGAGCATAGTAGGTTACTACCTCGGCAAAGTCGTCCGTACTAGTGAATACAGTTGACGCGTCAGTAAGAATCATATCATGCAATGTCATAATTAGACACGCTTCGAACAAATCTTGATGTAATCAATTGTCACGCTGTCGGTGTTGGTGTCAGCAGTCTTTTGAATCTGCACATACGGCTGAAGGCCAGCACTGTATGCCGACATGTCAAATGTGGTTGTAGCAGCCACTCGCTCGCCGTCAACGTAGAACTTCACGTCAGACTTTCCGCCGCTGAAGTCGATAACGAACTTCTTGTACGTCGCCGCTAGCGTTGCACCGGTTGCAATGTCGTCCTTGTCGGTCGTGCCGTCGTCGGTTTCAACGACCAACGTGTTGTTGCCGATGATACGAAAGCTAGCGTGAGCAGTGATCGAATCAATCGCATCGTTGCGAGCTGACGCCAAGCCGAACGCCAATGACGTTGCACTGTCTAGAGTTGCTGCTGTCTTCACTCGCATTTCGATTCGCTGAAGCAAATCAATGTCGTAATTAAGTACGTCACTCTGAAATAAGCAGACGTTCTGCACTTCACTTGTTGACTCAAGCGTTAGCGTTGCTTCGCCGTTGATACCACCAACCGTATAGGTCGGCGTACCAGCGGAAGATGTATCGGCGATGTCCCACAGGTCACTGCCACCTGGCGATGCAGTTAGTGTTTGTGGGCCAAGGAAGTCCTCGCAAAATTCAACAAAATCCTGAATACCAGCCATGTCATCCATCCTTCATTTTTGAAACAACGATCATCGCATTCCGCTACGTTGTGGAATTGCAAAAGCGGCGGGTTTGCGGCACCCGCCAAGCCGTATCGCTCAACCGATTACTACGCTCCAGCGTGCTTGTACAAGCCGCGATAATCAATCGCAGCAGTACCAAACGTCTGACGTACTTTGTACTTGTATACGTCCTTATCAAAGTCCCATTCACTCTCCAAGACTGGCGATTGCTCACCCTCAAGGAATGTCAATTCAATCGTATCGACTTGGTTATTAGCCGCAGCCAAGTACCATGCCGTTGCACTATTAGCGTCCAACAGCGGCTCAACCACCACTCGCAGTGGTCGATCACCATTGGGCCCGTAGATGTTTTTCGTGTTGCTGTTACCGGCAGCAGAACCGCCAGCAGACGGATCGGCCAACGAGCCAACCAGTTGCAACACAGTTGCAGACAGTGCAGCTGGAACAATGATAAACGCAGGCTGCAGAGTCAAAATCACATCCGACCGCAGTCCTTTCTTTGTCATCATCTTGACGTATGCAGCGTTCAGAGTTGTCACGCTCGGAGCACCAGCACCAGTGTCAAGGTTAGCGTGCCCGCCTGCTGTTGTCTGTGCAGTCGCATTAAACAGCAAGCCAGTATCAGCCATCGCTGCGTTAGCAGTCAGTACGCCGTACACTGCTTGGTTTTGCTTGCGTCGGCAGGCAGCACCTTGCATTGCTGGAATACGACTGATTGCGTCGAGGTCGTCGTTAACCACGGTTTCCCAAGTGATGGTAAAAATATTACCGTACTTGTGAATCGTGTACGCTTCCTTCGCGTCACTCATTGTCGTCTCTGGATACTCTTTGTTTTCTGGCACCATTTCAGGCGTTGCCATTTCGCTGAATCGAATGCGGTTGATCGTCTTGAAGTCCGCAGTAGTTCCGGCGTTTCGTGCCCACATTTCCCATGTGTACGGAGCTTCTTCGTAACCAGCTAGCAGCGTCTTGTTTGTCGCGTCCAGCAAGAGGTTTGGAAAGCTACCGGTCGTATGGTACGCTTCACGCTGAACGCGATAGCGATTGGCAGCACCAGGATGGCCCATCGCAACCAGTGCGATGTCCTTCGGTGCCATCCGGCGAACGTCGCAGCCCATTCGCTCACAGAATGTTTCCGCAATGCGACTGAGTTTCATGTTTCGGAAGTCTTCGTAACCAGCCGCAGGCGTAGTTCCCTCGAATGCTGGCCGTCGTGCACCAGCAGATTGGAACGACCGAGCAATTAGCCCGTCGCGTGCCGCTGCATAAAATTTGTCGTCAGCCGATTCGGTGACGCGAACGTCGGCACCAACCGACGAGCCTAATGGTTGTGTAGCCATGCGTTCAATTATCCTTGCATTAGCGTCCGCGACTGATACACCTGAGTTGCAAAGCTCGTCAGCGAACGCTCGGTCCAGCTTTGCAATTTTTACGGC